TTCTTTCCAATCTGCGTCCTTGCAATAGTCACCCTTAGCTTCGTTGAGTCTATAACCCCATGCAGCTAGTGAATGTGACCCGTACAGTTTGAGTGGCATACCAGCCCAAGTCTTTTGTTTGTCAATCTCTATTAAGTTCGGGTGATAAAGACGGCTAAGCAAAAGAGTATCCAAGCAATCACCAACACGTCGAAACCATGGATAAAACTTATTGATGATACTAAGGTCATAATTAATAATGTTATGACCGACAATACAATCAGCGTCTTCGAGGTATTGGATAGCGCGGACGATAGGTTCCGTTGCTGGTCTCTCTGTAGCTGACGTAAACGATTGATCATTAAAGACCATCGTTTTTTCAGTGTTGGTGTCGTAGATGCAAAGACAATGGATTTTAGTAGCGTCATTTAACAGTCCGTCTGTTTCTAAATCAAAAATCAGCATTCAACGTCCTTGCCATTGATAGGTTTTATCGACAAACTTGGCACGGTTCACTGCCCCCTCAGTAGGAGGATTAGGTTTATGCAATGGTAAATAAATACGGAATTCTGTATCTTTTTCAATAAATTCTTCATTCATTGCTTCGTAATCAGAAATCTGTGGTGGCGTCGAAGGCTTGTTTTGGTTGAGTTTCATTGAATTGACAAGTGTTTAAATCGTACTGTAAATTACAAGCTATACCTGTCTCCCCTGAGTATCTATTTTTAATGATTCGTACAGTTGTTGCGCTAGATCCACTGTCTGCTTGCTGATCCCGCTCAAGTGCGATGACGCTGTCAGACAACTGTGCAATTGACGCGCTTCCTCTAAGTTGCGACAAGCTGACTCTTTGGCCCTCTTCATGTCCTGCATCTGTTGATCCTCTTTTTAAATGTGATACGAGAAATAGTGCGATGCCTGTGCGTTCAACTAATGAACGTAACCTTGTCATCGTTTGGTCTATCATCCGGCGTTCATCACCTTCTAGTCCACTCATTAGGATGGATAAGTGATCAAGAAAGATAACCTTACAGTCAAGACCTGAGGCCAGGTATTCTATCCGATTATAAATAATATCTGGTTCAAAACTACCGAAGCCATCAAAAAGATAAAGGTTCCAGTTATTAATACTGGAATCAAACGCTTTTGCAAGTTCGTCGTGTGTATGTTCTCCTAAGGCTAGGTTTTTACCTACAGCCGCAGACATTAGTCCGAGAGCTGTACGACGGTTTGACTCTTCAAGTGCCAAGTATCCAACTGGAACTCCGAGTGATAACAAGTAAGCTGCCAAGTCTCTACAGACCGAGGATTTACCTTGGCCTGCTCCTGCAGTAATTGTAGTAAGCTCTCCGAGTCGAATCCCGTGAAGCTTTGATTGGAGTCCTTGATACGGGTAGTCATAATCTGATGGTGGTTGGGGTGTGGTAACTAATTCAAGTAAAGATTTGGCATCTACAATACCATCAGGTCTGAATTCCTTACGTTTAAAGAATGCATCATCGATAGCCTTGTAATCGCTAGCCTGTAAAGCGTCTGAGAGGTCTTTGTAAGCCTCTAGACGGGCTATGTAAACCTTACCAGGTGGCAATACACTAGCAGCCTCTTCAGCAGCCTTCTGACCGGCTTCATCTGAGTCGAACCAAAGCACGATCTCACTGTAGCCTTGAAGGAACTCAAGGTTTTTCTGAACTGATTTCTTAGCTGATGCAGCACCACTAGGTAATGATACTACAGGCCAAGTTGGAAATATTTCTCCATAAGACGCACAATCTAGCTCACCTTCTGTGATGATTATACGCTTACCACTACTGCCCCATAAATGTTGGCCGAAGAATGTACCAGGTGATTCTCCTTCATAAGTGAATTGTTTGTTCTTGGTTTTAATCTTAGCACCTTTTACAATGCCAGATGGATCATGATAGTAAAACCTTAGCTTGTCCCCATCACGATATACTTTAAATCTTTCACAAGTAGATTGACTGATCTTGCGTTTCTGCAACCGTTCGGCTGAGCCTTTGATCTGCACAATAGAATTAGTGTGAATGTGTGTTATGTTTTCTTGTTCATCTGTGTAAGTATGACAGACAAAACAATAACTGTGGTCAGTGTAGATAGCAGTGCCATCTGATGATCCACAATTATTACAAGGTCCATGTCTTATAAACTCAGAGGAACCAGTCGATTGGGATGTTATGGAAGGAAGTCCATTTAATATCATGGCGTTCGCACCATTTAGCGTATGTCGTCTTTGATCCTTTACTAATTTTATTATATGGTGCTTGAAAGACCATACGTAAATCAAGTTCAGGATGTTGTTCTTTTACGTTCTTGATCTTACGTCTATCTTCAGGCTCCCAATATCCTTTACATTCTAAATATATCCCGTTAGGTAATAAAAAATCAGGAGTGTAGATATGCTGGATGATATATGGAACCTTAGTTGATTCATACTCATACTTAACACCCAGCTCACACATAAGATCAGCAACTCGTTCTTCGAGACCTGATCTAAATGCCATTAGAAGTCGTCCTCAGTGCTCTCAGATGGCGTTACATTAGGCTCACTAGCCTTGAACCCTTCAGTCTTACCAAAGAGTGCTGCAACGTTTTCTGGAGACATATCACCAGTATCTACACCAGCTGCTGTATTGAGAGACACCAGTTGAACACCAAGCAGTTTAAGGCTTGTGCCATATGTAACCCCATCACGGAGAATATACGGCTTCTGATAGAACGCAAGCTTAACACGACTGCCAGCATACATAGGTGTATTGTCATCAGCAATAACTGTTCCTTCAGTATCCACAACAGGTGGTTTTGCTTCTTCATTCCAAGAGAATTTAACTTTGTATTGTCCTTCAGTAACTTCTTCCCAAGGTTCAGGCTTAAGAGTAGAACGCTTAGGATTTTTTAGTTTAGACTCAGCCCATTTAATGGACTCAACTCTATCATCTTCTAGTGCATCAACCATTGATTGATCAACTAGAGCAGCAAGTGAATAACCAAACTTGCTTGGTTTCAGTACAGCTTGATAACCTTCAAGGATTACAGGCTGTGAGGTTTTGTGGATTAGACGTGGCATTTAAATTTTGGGTAGGTTAATCAGGAAATGGTAGCAATAATTTTTTTGACAGAAAGGTGAGAGTCTCCAATTTTAACACTACCTTTGTTGCCAATAATTGTACCATATTTAGATGGGGTTGGAATACCGTAATGGTAACCATATTCACCAGGGTTCCAGGGGCTTTTATACTTAAGAACATCAGCTGTTTTATCATACTCAAAGTAAAACTTTAGTGTTTGAGCTTTAGGAAAGGGTGATGGTTTCATGGTTTAACAGAAAAAATAAGTGGAATCAATTACGGAGCTAGGTTCTAGATCTCCAATAATCGGTGGGTTAGACTCTGCTCCTATTTGGTCAGCGAAGTCTTGCAGGTAATTGTGTTCGGCAAAGAGGTGCATATATGTCTCTCGTACAACTGCACTGAGAGCAGACATGTCGGTAGCACGACACAATACAGAATCATGAATGAGAGCGATCGGTGCATTGAAAGCCAATGCGCTGAAGTGGAGCAAGGAGGCATCGAGTGAATGTATTAAGTTGGGTGCTGTTGCGTTCTTGTGATGTTGTTTGTCAACCTTGTCACTATCTTGTGTAGCAACAGTTAGTTTACAACGACCAAGCAACTGCAATTCTAATTGAATTGTTTCTTTCTTCATAAGTTTTTGAGTGACAACAAAACCAGATGGTGTAGACCATGTTAGTTCTGTTTTACCCAAGTCGATTGCTTTAGCAACCTCCTCTTCAATCCAACTCATGACAGCCATGGGACCAGGTACGACCTCATCCATAGCATTTCTAACAGCGATGACAGTTTTTGTCAAGTCATCTTTATCAATCTCAATACCCTTTTCTTTTAGTGCGTCCTTGATGTACCCACGATTACTGAAGGGCTTTGCATTGTAAGGTACGGTCATCACTACTCTTTTGACGACCTTTCTATCCATATAAGGTTGAATAGACTTAGGACAAAAAGGTGTAGCAGTTTTAGCTACTACAGCATAAGCATCCTGTGGTTTATCAGATGGTAATACGTTAACTAAACTAGCAGTATTCTTATCTTTAGCAAGACCTGCTAGTATTTGTAATCCACTACAAGTAGCGTCTGTAGCTATAGGCAAGCTTGTAAAATGACGATCACACTTAAGCACACAATGGTAATACTCATCACATGCCGACAAAAATTGCCATGGCTCATCTGCTGCCTCCCATTCGTGTATGTGTAAGATAGGATCACTAGCGACACAAGATATAAGATGAGTATTATTCTTTACCCAATCTAATCTATCTTGCATTGTAGCTTTATCTAGACCATAAGTAGTAGCTACTTGGAATGCTAACCAGCCTTCAGCTTCAGGAGTCATGTAAGCTGGTTCAGCAAAAGACAATAAACTTTTTCCAAAGTCTGTGTCTTGTGGTGTTAAGAATGCAGGAATTGGGTAAGCTCTACCTCTGTAATCAAAAGACCAAGGAATAAAGAATTTATCTTTACTCTTAAATCTTTGTACAGCTTCCATTGTCATTCTTGTTCTACATGACTTCTTAAACTCTTGAGCTTGTAGATTGTAAACAGAAGCAGCTTGTCTATTATAACTATGACGAGCTTCTTTATTAGTTTCTATGTCTACAGGCTTAGGAGGTAAGTCATGATGAATAATAGGGAGAAACTTACCGACAGCTCGTTCCAATCTATCTAGTTCTTCCGCTACACCCACAGTAAAGGGATTTAGACGGTAAGCAACCTTCTGAATTCGATTCAGGAACTCAATAGGTCTCTCTCCCTGTATAAGGGTGGGATCTCCCCTTCGTACCATATCATGGCCTCTCATCACCTCATTTAGGATGTAACCGCCACATTTTTCATGTGTCCAGTCATTAGGTTCGATGAGCATTGGCCATGCAAGCGGGCTGAATAACTCAGCATCACGCATTACTGCGTCCTTGATCTCAAGAAATTCTGGAGTTGGTACAACATGTTGAGTGGTTTTGCGTCCGGTTCGTTGTAAATCTTTCGCGAACCACCCGCTACTTTGCATGATGCAGTCAAGTAACCAACCTCCAAGTTTAATGCGATTAGCGACACCCCATGTTTCCCATTGTTTAACGTCATAACGATTCATTAAAGTACGGATCACAACTACTTTTTGTTGTGTACCTATTGAACGATGCCAATAGTTTTCTTTTAATACATGTAACAAGCCTGGTGCATGTGTTTCATAGTGACGCATTTGGCATTCTTGCTCAATAGCAAGACCAATAGCATCACACACATTTACTGTTTGATTGCTTTTGTCTTTGTATGAAAAGACTTTATCAAACGTTAGTTTAACAGCTAAAGCAGCAGCAGCCAAAGGTTCAACATCAGCAAGATACTTTTGTATTTCTTTGAATGCTACACCTGTTTTACCACGTTTAATGGCATATTCTACAGTGTCTTCAATACGTGCCACCACAAGAGGCAACAAGGTATCGATAGAAGCAGCTCCGTATACAGTAGCAGACGCATAAGATTTACTTTCTAAGTCGTGAGTGTTCTTATGTAGACGTTTGAGACCTTGTGAAATAGCATCACGCTCAAGCTGGATCTGTTCGTCAATCTCCGCTGGTGTAGGCAATAGGCTCCTCCTCTGCGTCCTTGCTTTGCGTGTATGTGAAATCGTAGGTGCCGCTTAAGGCGCCATAGCATTGAGCTAGTTCAGGGTAGTCCTCACTAAACTCTTCAAATTGGTCAATCGTAATCAGGCTCATCGGTGTTTTTTGGTGGGTTAAATTGTAGCTCATCTTCAGTACAGACAATAAACTCTGTGCCTTTTAGCATCAGTTGGCTTACTTTCTTTTCTGCTGATTTGGGACGTTGGTATGTATACTCTTTGATCTTACCGTTTGGCTTTGTTTCTCTAATGATACAAAACACTGAGCTAGGTAGTTGCCAACCGTGGAGCTTCCAATCATTGAACTCTTCATATGTTGGAGCATAAAGAAACTCATCAGGAACTTCTTTCCACTCTCTCCAATTGTTTGGGAAGTAAGGCTTTTTACCACTCATAATCGTCTAAGATAATGTTTTTTACGTTACATGATCCACCGGACAATTCAGCAGCAGCCCATGCCGCACGCTCTAAATTGGGTGCAAGTAAGAACCGCACCTGATCATC